CACTGGTGCCCCGGGCCACCCGGATTGCCCGTGAGCCGGATACCCACAGGCACGCCAGAACCGGATCGTAGCGTCGCGAACAGTTTGAAAATCGGGGCCGGGGAGGGAAAATTCCCCGCCTCCTCGATGTAGAGCCTGGAGTAACTGTGGCCCTGATAGAGCTCGGCGTCGGCGTCGCGCTCCAAGTAAGCGAACTTGAGGCGTGCTCCACTGGGATCGCGCCATGTTTTCTCCTGCTCGTTGTAGGCCCACTTGAGCGGCCCGTAGATCATCCGGCTGCGCTCGATCGTGTCCATCAATTCGGTGCGGGTTCGCCGCAGCATCAACCCGGAGGCGTTGATGCCGTGCTCGTTGGCATGGCGCATCCAATCGCCGAGCATGCCATCGGTTTTGCCGCCACCGCGCGCGCCGCCGAAGAACACCTCGAAAATCGGGCATTCGAGGAGCGCCCACTGGGCGAAGTTGCCGCCCGGCGACCAGATTGTTTTTACTTGGTCAGTTTGTGCGTCCATTGCCGTTCACAGTCGGCGCCGGCAGTGCCGTCAATTCAAGGGTGTCAGGAGTTCCGTACTTCTTGACCCACTCCTCCTTGGTCAGCACCTTGGGCAATTCGGCCACATAGCGCACATTCACATCCGCGCTGATCAGCGTGCGGGTCAGGTCGGGCACCACCTTCTTGAGCAGGCAATCGATCGCGCGCACTTGCGCCATGCTCAGATCGGCCAGCTTGCGGCCGTTCTTGTCCACTTCGCTGAAGATGAATTGGTGCAGGGTATCCACCAATCGGATGGCCTGGATTTTGGAGCGCACCTCGTCGGGGTGAAACTTCATCTGCCGCCGACGTAGCAATACTTTACCGCCGTGGGTCTGGCTGGGCATGGTTTCCTCCTATGGGCCGCCGGCGCCCCACATCTGCGCGAAGTTCTCAAGCTGTCCTGGCAAGCCCAGTTCCCCCGTCGTGGACCAGGCAGTGTTTTCTGGCCCGAACGCCTTGGTGAAATGGATGCTGCCGGCAGTCGCCGGATCGCTGATCGGACGATGCAGATCGTACTGCAGTTTGGCCGGGCTGATCTGATGCCCGAGATACATGAAGTTTCCGGGCGCACCAAGCAGTTGCCCATTGAACGTATTTGGCCGCTCGTCACCCAGGCCACCCTCCGGGGGTTGGCCGCCATACTTGTTGTAACGCTGCTGATTGTAATCTTTCATCGTCCAGAATTTATCGTTGGCGCGAGGATCTCGGTTGCTGAACACACTCGGGAACCAACTGTCCTGTCCCTCGTTCAGGGCCGGCGGCGGCCCCCAATTGCTCTCGATGTATTGCGGGGGTAGTGCGTTCATCCGCGGCCCGCCGCCGCCCCGGAAATCACCCATGCCAGGATCGGGGCCCTGCGCTGCCATCATCTGCAGCAGCCCAGGCACCTGATCCTTCATGGACTGCGGCATCCACGAACCCGATGCCGGCATCGGCAGCGTCGAGGGCTCGATCGCCGGCGCCGCCCCCTGGAATGGCTGCAACGCCGCCATAGCACCGCGAAGGTCAGCCATGGTTCTGCTCCCTATCTGCGGCTGGTCTGGTAATACTGGCCGGTCGCCGGATCATAGAAATACCCGCCGCCACCGCCTGCGCGCGCAGCCGCCGCGGCCGCAGCGCCCCAGCTTCCGGGGCCGCCGGCGCCGAAGGAATTAGTGCCAGGTCGGCCGGTCGAATACGCATCGCCTCGGCCATAGACCCCACCGTATTCGGCGCCCTTGGCGCCGGGGGCGATGCCGGCGCCGCCGGTCTGATAGTAGCCGGGGCCGCCCGGTCGACCGGCGGCGTATTGGTTGTTGCCGACCGTGATTGCCAGACCTGGCCGACCGCTTTCGTCGCCGGGGCGTCCGCTGGGGCCGAACGGCCCGACACCGGCCTGGGTGGGGTTGCCGGTGGGGCTACCGCCTGGCCGGCCGCTGGGATCAGCCTGGGTGCTGCCGCCGCCGTACATGCTCAACAGGCCGGGCACGCCGATGCCGCCACCGGCGCCGAGCGTTGCGGGATTGAGCGCGCTGATCACGTCCTGATTGATCCGCCCATCATCGCCCCGCGTGAGGCCGATGGTTTCTGTCTGCTGCGACGGTGTCGCCCATGGCGCGAGCGGCTCGCCCCTGCCTTGTTGATCGCCCTCCTCCTTGGCGGTCACCATGTTCTGCTGGTTCATCTGATCGGCCAGCGTCTGGTAGCCCTGCTGGATCTGCTGCGGGGTTGCGTCCTGCCGCGCGTTCATCTGCTGCGCCAACTGGTCGTAGCCGGACTTGGCCGTAGCCGGGTCCACGCTCGGCACGCCAAATATCCCAGCTTTGCCCTGCTCGCCCTTTTCCTGGCCGGCAATCATGGCCTGCTGCTCGTTCTGCGCCTGCATCTGTTGGGCTAGTTGGTCATATCCAGCTTGTCGCGCGTTCTGCGCGTTCATCTGGTCGGCCAGTTGCTGATAACCGGCAGTCCGCGCATCAGCATCTTGGGGGCCTCTGCCCTGCTCGCCCAAGGCCTGCGCGTCCATCATTTGCGTCGATTGCTGCGCGTTCTGATTTGACTGCTGCTCATTCATCTGCTGCGCCAGCATGTCGTAGCCGGCTTGCCTGGTGTCAGCGTCTGGCCTTGTGTCGGTTGTTGGCCCGGCAAAGGAAGTAAAGGCGTTCGGGGAATTCTGCGCGTTGCTGACGCCTTGGAACCCCTGCTGCGCGCCGGGGGAAGGGCCGGCATAGTTTGCCGGATCGTTGGCTGGATCAGCCTGGAAATTGGTGGCGATGGTCCCGAGTGCCTGTGCCAGGCCGGGATTGGTGGCGGCGATATAGGCCGACATATCGGGGCCGGTTTTCCCGAAGTCGTTCGCAAACATCGCAGCATTGATGATGCCTTGATCGGTGCCACGGTCGGCCGCCTGCGCCTGGCTCGGGCCGAACCAGCCCGCCGTGGGCGCGGCCTGGTTGGTCGCATATGCGGGGCCGAACACGGCGGTCGGGTCGGCCTCGGTGCGGTCGTCGGGGAGGGGAACGTCAGGGGTGGTTTCCTGCGCCGGCGACAGAATGCCGGTCGGCTCGGCGTTGCCGACCGTGCCAGGACCGCCCGGCATGCCGGGACCGGCCTGCGGGCCGACATCGCCCTGCCCGGGCATACCGAACGCACCGCCGGGAGGAGCGCCGAAGTCGCCCGGGAAGCCGTTAATGCCGGGTGATTGTGCATAGGCTTGGGGGCCGCCAATCGAGGCGGTGGAACCTGGGCCGGCGCCGGTGCCGGTGGGACCACCATATCCCTGCAGGCCGAAGTCACCTGTGGCCCAGCCTGCCGGGCCGATGGCATTGCCAAACCCCAAGTTGCCCGCGCCGGCGGGGCCAAAGCCCATGCTGCTGCCGGCGAAATCCACTCCCCCGGAGGGGCCCCAGCCGTCGCCAGGAGCGTAGCCGAAATCGCTGTTGGGGCCGATGAAGCCGCCCTCACCGCCGCCGCCGCCCTCGGGGCCGCCAATGAAACCACCGCCACTGCTGGACGTGTCGCCACCGAAATAGCCGCCGGAATTGCTGGCCGCGAATGTGCCGGCGCCGCTCTCGCTGCCGGTCCAGCTATCGCCGCCGGTCGGGCTGGCCGGGGCGGTGTCGCCACCGAAGAAACTGCCGCTATCGTTGGTGCCGTAGTAGCCGCCGTCGTTGCTGCCGAAGAAATCGCCACCGGTGTCGCCGCTAGGGGGACCGCCGCTGTCGCCGCCGGGGCCGCCATCAGGGCCACCGTCGAAGCTGCACAGCGATCGGGGCTGGAATTCAACGGCCCAGTGTTTCATTTCGTGGCCCTCAAATGCGGTGGCGGATCGACCAGCCATTTCTCGCGATGGGTGTAAGTTTTCTGCCAGCCGTCGAGCACCCGTAGCCAGCCGTCGCGGCCGCCGCCGGTCAGCCGCGCACACTTGCGGTCAAGGGCGAACTGCTCGACCTCGGGATGCATCGGCAGCAGCGCATCGAGGTCGCCGCCCTGTAGCCAGACGTTCAGGCTGCGGTAGCCAATCGGGTGCTCGATGACGTTGGTGAGGATGACGCCATGCTCGGCCGGCCACAGCTTGGCGCTGCCGGCGGCGATCCTGCGCCAGATATCTTCCTTGCCGTGGGTTCGACCGAACGAGGCGAGCGAAGCATCCAGCCAGGGCCAGGTGCGCTCGAATTCCTCGCGGTCAGCCGCCATACATCTTACTGCCGATCTGCGTCAGGCCGGGCGGGGCACCACCCGCGGGGGTGACCTGGCCACCGGCGCCCATCGTGTACTTGTGCTGGTCGCCGAACGGGTTCTGCTGCTTCACATAGATATCGCAGTAGCCGAACGGGCTGATGGTGCCATCGACAGCCTCGCAGCCGTCCGGCGCCTTGCCGGGCACACCCTCGAAATGCTCGCACAGCCCGCAATTCTTCAGCGGCGTGCCGGCGCGGTAGTTGACCGCGTCCTGCGGCTGCTTGCCCTCGCCCGGTTCCGACATTTCGCCCGGCTCGGTGGCGTCACCCGGCGCCATTTCCTCGTCAGGAGGCGGGCCGCCTTCGTTCATCATGCTCATGGCGTCACCTCGTTTGATTTCGGTAGATTTTCACTTCACCCCAGGACCGCCCCAGCCGGCGCCGCCGGGCATGCCCATGCTGCCCAGCCAGGCCCAGGGGCTGACCATGGCATAGCCTTGCGCCTGGCCGCCCTGGCCGGCGATCGTCTTGTCATATTCGGGGCGGGTCATCTTGCCGAGGCCCATCATCATGTCGAGCATGCTGGGCGGTTTTGGCGAATTGGCTGGCTGATTGGCCAATTGGCCAGCGGGTTTGTCATCGTTGCGCTGCTGTGCCTGCGGCAACGGCTGCTCCCACCATTGCTTGGGTTGCTGGGTGCGATCGAACGGTCCGGCCTGCGGCCCCATCATGTTGATGCCCATGCGGGCCATCTGCAGCATGCGCGGATCGTAGCCGTCAGCCATCGCCGCCTCCTAATGACCTACAAGCATTTACAAGCATTTCGGGTAGCCCACCGCCCACAGGTCGCGGTCGTACATCGTCCAGAAGCCATCGAGCGGCAGTTTTTTATAACCGCCGTGGCGGTCGATCCAATCGCGGATCGGCTGCGGGTAGATCGAATAGAGGAACTGGGTTTCGAGCGGCATCGGCTCGCCCCTCTCCTTGGAGCGCACCTGATGAAACGCCATCAGGCCGCCCTCCGCGACGCAAAGCAGGTCCGGCCCGACATAGGCCAGCACGATGGTGCAGGCCGAATAGCACGGGCCGCGAACCTCCACCTTGGCTTTGGTCAGCCGGTAGTCGGCAAACCGCAACGTATGCTCGTGCATCAGGCCGCCGCGGCCGAACTTGATGATGATGGTGGTTTCCTGGTGGGCTCGCTCGACCGGCACCGGCTTGACACCGATGGCCGGCTTGGCGAGTTCCTTCAGGATCGGCACCTCCTGCCGCAGCGCCTCGGGCCAGGTCTTGTAGTGCGTGCTTTCCTGCGCTGCGACAGACGTGCCGTATGTCGCGATTGCGGCGGCGAGGAGCGTGGTCCTCATAATCCCTCCTGCCAAAACAGCAGGAGAACCTGTCACAGCCCGTGACGTTAATCAATCCCCGTCCAAAAGAATTAAATGGCGCTGGCCCACGCAACGTGACAGCGTTTCCGCGCTACTGTAGCAACAGAAGGAAAACCTAGATGAAACGACTAACCTTGGCGGCCCTCCTGCTGGCGGGAACGGCCCTCGCTACCCTGCCAGCACAGGCTGATATCGCAGACGTTACGCTTGGCGGCTTCAACTGGTCGTTCAACGGCGTCAACACTCTGACGCTCACCAACGCCGTTCCGGCCGGCAATCAAGTGAAGAACCTGCCGTGCGTCATTTGCGGCGAGAACCAGCCGTTGCAGCCAGCAGGCTTCGGCTACAACGATTTCGGCAACACCGGCAATGCCAGCAACTTGCCGTTTTTCTCGTCTGGCGTTGTCGACAAAACGCTCGGCCCGGACACGCTCGGCGCTGTCAATTACGGCGGTGCGTTCCTGCAGGCGTTCGATCCGGCGCTGACGTTCAGCATCGGCATCGACGTGAACATGGCCAACGGTCAACCCCGACAGACCTTGGAGTCGTTCTTCTTCCTGGACGTGACCGACAAGACGGTACTGGCGGCGTTTATCAACCGCTCGGACGGCAACCTGTTCGCCACCAACAACGGCACCGGGTTCCCCGACATGACGCTGACCGGCCTCTCGCTGGCTGGCATCAACCCCAATCACGAGTTTGCGTTCTTTGCGCGCATCTCTGGTGCTACTGATGGGCCGGACAGCTTCTTCTTCGAACCGTCAGTGGTCCCCGGCCCCATCGCGGGTGCCGGCATTCCCGGCGTCATCGCAGCGTGCCTCGGCCTCTTCGGCCTGCATCGCCGACGCCGCAACGCCGTTGCCTAGGTTCTCATGACTGCCTAGGCGACACGGCCCTGCCGGTTAGCACCTCTGGCCGGCGGGGCCACTTAATCTCACGAAGACGGGCTTCACCCTTTTGCCCGGGGACCGCCATGCCCACCAAGAAGTACAATCCCGACGAGCCCGGCCGCCAATGGCTGCACCGCCAGATGCTCGAACGGCTGCACGCCCAGGATGGCTGCATCACCTGGCTGCTGGCCGAGGTGCGAACCCTGCAGAAACGCCTCGATAAACTGGAGCGCCAGCAATGCGGATCACAATCCCACGCCGCCTCGCGTCCTCCTGGGATGCATTCTGCCGATGGGGTGATGTCAACGTAAGCCGCGGCATCCGCCGCATTGACTTGCTGCTGGTCGCGCTCGGGTTCGTCTGCGTCGGCTATTACTGGATCATCGCCGGCTGGGAAGGGGCGCTCGCCGGCGGGCTGATGTACGTCATGATGGCGATGATTGCGCTGTGGGTCTTGTGAGAATGTCGGGTGACGTGGCGGTGTTGTTGACCGCACTAGCGGTGCTATTCGTGGCCCTGGCCGGTGCCTGCGCCATTGCCTACGTGTTTTGGCGGGGCAATCTGTGAGCAGGCCGGGCACCGATCGGTGCCGGCAATGCAGGTCCAACCCTCGGTCTTGCCCATCAACCGGATCGATTGCACTACATGTGGCCGGTTGCCGCGGTAATACATCGTGAGCCGATACCGCGCATTGCAGTCGTCGCAGGTTAACTGCACGTTGCCGGTGACCGGCGGCTCGGGCGGATACCGATCGGCCGGTGGCACCCAGTGCCACTGTGGCCTCGGCTTTGGTCCTGGCTTGCGCCGCGGCGGCGGCTCCTCCACCGGCCGCGGCCAGTGCCGGGCCGCCTTCAGGTCGGCCGGCGAGGGGTGATAAACCCGCTCGTATGGCTTATGAGCCGGCGGCGTTTCCTCATAGCCATGAAACCCCAGCGGCATGACAGCGGTCAGCGCACTTTGACTGCTCCATGCCTCGGGGTGCAGCCCCATCCGGCCGGCGACGATCGCCTGGCACAGGTCATGGTCGGCCGCGATGTCGGGCGCGTCGAACTCCTCGTCGAGGCAGTTATGAACTGAGAAGAACGTATAGACGTTGTGGTGCATGCATCGAGCATATACACGCCGGCTAGGATTGTCACATCCTGTTGCGTCGGAAACCCGACACATTGCGTGACAGCGCGGAACCTGCTAAGGGGTACGGTGTTGACGATCGGCGGAGCCGGCCTGCCCCCGGCACCGCCTGCTCGCAAGTCGGTTGTCGGTCGCGTTGCCGCCGTGCGGCTGTCCGTCGCTTCGAACCCGGCGGTCTGATCGGCAAACGCCAGCCGGGGGGTGTCCGGCAGGCCCGTGCGATCCGGGCCATCCTCGCACCGCATCATCCCGCTGTCTGTCCAATTTTGAACACCGCGCCCCGTGGCGCATTGTCCTCCCGACCGCGATCCCCGCGGTGGAGGATACCCAATGGCAACCATGCCAGGAGCAAACGAGCAGGAACGAGCCCGCAGCGACAACCCGCAGGCCGAGCCCAAGCATTCGCGGCCGCAAGCAGCCGGTCACCACCCGCCCGGCACCCAGCAGCCGCAGAACTGGGCGCAAGGCCCCGGCGGCACGCAGCAGCCGTACGAGCCGATCGAGCCCAAGCACCGCGCCGACGAGGCCAGCGGCCGGCAGGAGCCGAGCGCACATCCGCAGCGCGCCCCCGAGCATCAGCCCGGCTATGAGGCCAAGCACCAGAAGGAGGCCAAGGGCGCCAAGCAGCACGACGACGCCCACCACCGCTCGCAGGCCGACGATGCCGCGGCCGAGCGCGAGGCCAACGATGACCTGCGGGCCCAGCACGACCAGAAGGCCAACCGCACCAGGTCGTCAGCCTCCAAGCGGCATGTGAAGCACGCAGCCGTGAAGCCTGGTTTCAAGCCGGCCAAGAAGCCGGTACGCAAGCACAAGTGATCAACCGGCGGCCCAGGGATTGCGGGAGAGCCGCCGGCGCTAGGCCATGGCCGAGGCTAGATCAACACGGCCACGGCTAGATCAATCCTGGGCTAACAATCCGCAGATCAAGCTGGATGTAGCGATAGTGCAGCAGCCACAGCAGGCGCGCGCGCGCGCGCATAATCGGATCGAAACCTGGCCCGCAATGCATCGGGAATGAGGTCAGGATGATAGCGGCACAGCCGCTCCAGCAACGGATCGTCGTCGTGCCAGCCGACCGGCGGCCGACCGTCATAGTCGTGATCGTAGTTGGGCATACGATCGCCCGGCTGCTGCTCGGTTGCCATGCTGCCCTCATGAAACGAGCCGGCGACCGCGCCAGGACATGGGGGCCGCCGGCCGCTACCCAGGCGCCAGCGCGAGGAGGTCGCACACTTCCTGGGCTAGTTCAGACGTAGTTGGGATTGAGGTTTTCAACGTGCGGTGATTTGTTCCGCGTTGTCAATCCTAGACTTTCCACCAGCGCGTCCAATCCACTGCAAAGCACGGCCAGCATGCCCGCCGGGCACGCGACCTCCCAGCAGCACACCCGCGCCGTCACCACCACCTCCGCGGGGGATAGGACAGAAACGGATCGCCTCCACAATCGCCTGGCGAGGTCACAGGCGCATCGGTCACCTCGGTCGGCTCCGGTACACCCGCCGCAGGGATTTCCGCGCCCATGGCCGCGCTGCGGGCTCCTGGGGCCATCGAGGGTGGCGAGATAGGCTCGCCACTGCGCGGCGTAGCGTTGGCCGGCGAGGTACTGCATTGGGGAAATCTGACCGCGGAGGACCATTCTGCCCAATGTGCTCTCGGCCTTTTGGTCAGCCGCACAATCTCCAAGGCCCGCGCGGTGGGGCTGCGTGGCCGCGATCGCCGCGGGGGAAACGGCCGGCTCACTGCTCGGCCTCAGATTGCCGTTGCGGTAGCGTTGGCCGTTCTTCCGAGGTCGCCCTCGGCGCCGCTTCGCGTTCGCCATCGCCTGCCCTCATGGCGTCGACCTGTTGCAGCACGGCTAAT